GCACAAATAGAATATTACACACAAAGAAAACAAAAGTGGGAATACTATACTGGTAAAGCACCAGCAGAAGTATATGCTCTTAAACCTTTTAATTTAAAGTTATTAAAAACAGATGTTGACAAGTATCTGGATTCAGATCCTGAACTAGCCAAGTATAAACAAAAAGTAGATTATATACAAACAGTCGTAGATTTTTTAGATAGAACAATCAAACAAATATCAAATCGTGGTTTTCAAATTAAAAACGCTATTGACTGGAGGAAATTTACTAGTGGTGCAATATGATAAAGATACATGATAACACAGTACCATTTCATGTACAACAGCACATTTATGATTTTATCGTACACTCTTCCTTTAAAGTTATAGGTTGGGACGATAGAGACGATATAAAAAAACATGATTTACATTCTAGGTGGTCGATAGAAGATTTAAAAAACTCAAAACTATATCCTTATATTGAAAAGTTATATTCTTTTGATAAGTTTGATAAATGTATTGTTAATTTAACAAAACCAGGCGATCATTATTATACACATGCACATGGAGATAATAGTCATGTTATTTTGTATTATGCTAATTTGGAGTGGCGTGATGAGTGGGCAGGTGAAACAATGTTTTATGACCATAATAGAATTATAAAAAATTCATATCAATTTACACCAGGTAGATTATTAGAATTCGATGGTTCATTACCTCATTCAATAAGACCTCAATCGTTTATTGGTCCTCATTTTAGATTTACAGTATCAGCTTTTTTTTACAAATGATTTATGCAACAAAATTACCTATAGAAATTATAGAAGAAATAGATCAGTGGGTTGTTGATTGTAAAAAAATCAAAGATCATAAGCTATCTTATTTAAAAGAACATGATAATGTTGGTACAGAAACTAATTCATATCAAATAAGTGTTCCTAAAAATCATATTGATAATGGTTTCTTTTTAGCATATCTAACGAGATTTTGTGCTGAAAAATTTGGTGGACATCATAGAGATTATTATATGCGATGTTGGGATGGTCACTTTGATGGATATGATATATGGTTAAACTTTGCATATGAAGGTGATTCAAATCCAATACATAGTCACGCAGGTGCTTTATCAGGTGTTATCTATTATAAAAATAGTGACCTTACGCCAACAATATTTCCAGATCAAAATAGACATTACAATGGTGATGAGGGAACTCTGGTAATCTTTCCGTCTAATACTAGACATTATGTTGATAAACAAATATCAAAGAAAGAAAGAATATCTATAGCATTTAATCTTAATAAAAGAGATAGTGAAAACAAGGTATGACAACAACTAGATATTTGATTATAGATAAGGTAAATGAAGTGTATCTTAAAATAGAAGCTGAGGCTGATATTCGTAGAGAACTAGGTGAGTATTTTACATTTGAAGTGCCAGGCTTTAAGTTTATGCCACAATATCGTAATAGAGTTTGGGATGGTAAAATTAGATTATTCTCATATGCGACTGGTAAAATATATGCTGGTCTTTATCTTTATATAAAAAATTGGTGTAAAGAAAATAATGTACATATAGTTGATGGTACAAAAATCAAAGAAAAAACAGTTGATGATAATAAGATAGATGATTTAATAAAAGCACTTAAACTTCCATATGAAGTTAGAGATTATCAACGAGAGGCATTTAAATATTCTGTTGAAAAAGATAGATGTTTATTAGTATCGCCTACAGCTAGTGGTAAATCTCTCATAATCTACCTCATGTTAATATATAATTTATTACGATTAAAAGATACTAAAGAAGACAAAATCCTTGTTATAGTGCCCACTACATCACTTGTAGAACAGTTATTTAAAGACTTTAAGGATTATGGTTATAATAGTGAAAGAAACGTACATAAGATATATGCTGGCCACGAAAAAGAAACTAACAAAAGAGTTATTATATCTACTTGGCAATCTGTTTATAATTTGCCAAAGAAGTGGTTTAGTCAATTTGGTATGATTATAGGTGATGAAGCTCATCTGTTTAAAGCTGTGTCGCTCACAAAATTAATGACAAAGTTAGAAAAGACCAAATACAGAGTTGGATTGACAGGAACTTTAGATGGTAGTAAAACACATAAATTAGTATTAGAGGGTTTATTTGGTGCTGTAAATAAAGTAATATCTACTAGTGAACTGATAGAAGAAGGTAAACTAGCAGAGTTAAAAATTATGTGTTTAGTATTACAACACGATCAAACAGCTAGACACTTTTTAAAAGATAAGACATACCAAGAAGAAATGGATTACTTGGTGTCTAATGAAAAGAGAAATAAATATATAAGAAACTTGGCGACTTCGCTAAATGGGAATACACTATGTTTATTTCAATATGTAGAAAAACACGGAAAGCATTTATATGAAACTATACGAGACAGAGCAACAGACAAGCAAGTCTTCTACGTCTTTGGAGGAGTTGACGCTGAACAAAGAGAAAAAATTAGAGAGATCACAGAAAAATCTGACAACGCCATTATCGTGGCTTCCTATGGGACTTTCTCTACGGGCATTAATATACGGAACTTGCATAACATTATTTTCGCTAGTCCTTCTAAATCTAGGATAAGAAATTTACAAAGTATTGGTAGAGGATTAAGATTAAAAGACGATAACAGCGCAGCCACTTTATACGACCTGGCTGATGATATTTCATATAATGGTAAAGAAAATTACACCTTACAACACTTTAAAGAAAGAATAAATATATACAATGGCGAAGACTTTAATTACGAAATTCATAACGTGGAGTTAATTAATGGTACAAAAGACAACACCAAATCCGATTAAGATAATCAAGTTAATAAATGGTGATGATATAGTTTGTTCATTACCAGCAGAACAACTTGGTGAGAAATCTCCTATGTTGAGATTGAATAAACCTTTACAGGTAAAATATATACCACAGTTTACAGCTCAAGGTTTAAAAGACTATGTAGCTCTTATTAAATGGTCTCCTTATACAAGAGACGCAGTTTTAACTATTCCAAAAGATAAAATTATGACTATTGTAAATGCTAATCCAGATATGAGTAAGAGTTATGAGCATGTTGTTTTAGGATATGATAAATCAGAACCCTTAGCCAAAAAAGAGAAGCCAGCAGTATTTAAAAGAGAACGACTGAGTGATGAGGATAATGATAAAGTAAATGAAATATTTGATGAAGAAGAACTTGATGATTTTGATATTCCTACAAAGACTGTACACTAATAGACTCTATCCTCTGTCATCGCTCTACAAGCTCATTATACGATAAAAATATGAAAAAGTCAACCCTGAGTCCAAGCATTTTTGTAAATAAAATAGCAGATCACAATAAACATAAACCAGTGTTATTAGACTATTTTTCTACAAAATCTAATAAAGTTGAGAATATATCTAATAGTGATTGGCATGATTCTGGTAAAATGGATAGAGAATGGATAAAATATTTTAGTGATAATGTAATAAATCAAGTACAAAATACTATGTTAGATGATAGACTAGCACTGAAAATGACTATACATAACATATGGTTTCAACAATACGAACAAAAAGATGACCACGGATGGCATACACACACAGATTGTCAATTTACAAATGTTTATTTTTTAGAATTACCTGATACTAACATGAAAACAGAAATATTAGGAGAGGAAGACGTTGAAGTAAAAGAAGGTGATCTTTTAACTTTTCCAGCATACTTATTTCATAGATCAAAAATAAATACATCTAATAAAAGAAAAACTGTTATATCTTTTAATACAAGTTTCAATCGTATAAACATTGACAAATTAAACAAAATGTAGTATATTAATATTATGACTAAAGCAAAAAAAGAACATTACGTTAATAACAAAGAATTTTTAGAGGCTATGAAAGCCTACAAAAAAAGTGTAAACAAAGCAAAAAGAGAAAAGAAAGATAAACCACCAGTAACTAATTATATTGGTAGTTGTTTTTTAAAGATAGCAAATCATTTATCATATAGACCTAACTTTATAAATTATACATTTAGAGACGATATGGTTAGTGATGGTATCGAAAACTGTCTACAATACCTAGATAATTTTGATCCTGC